CCACCAGGAGCCCAGCTTACAGTACTTCCTACGAGTGTGTAATCAGTACCTTGTGTGTATCCAGCGATACTTATAATTTGAACAGCAGGGATAAATCCAGCAGGCAAGTTATCTGCTCCGTTTGCAGTGATACCTCTAGTTAAAGTTTTAGTTACTCTTAACTGAGCAGTAACTCCAGAAACAGCGTTAATAGGCCCTCTATCTACTGTGATAATAGCTCCTGTAAAAGTAAACTCTACAGTATATGTAGATCCTGTAGTAGGCTCAGCTCCACCAGCAGCCCAAGAAATATTATTACCTGATAAAGTATAATCAGTAGTTACGGTATAAGTAGTACCGCCTTGCTTAACAGAAACTATAGATAAAACATTTGGTCTAGGAAGAGCATCGACCCCATTAGCAGCACCTTTAGTGATAGTTGCAGTAAAAGTCCTAGCTCCAGTGCTAATAGTATCTGGATCTGAGGTAACAGCTTGTGTGTCAGGATCTTTGGCAAACTCTATTCTCTGAGAGGTAGATCTAGATATTTGACGACCTAGAACTGCTACTAAACCTGGCTCGACACTGTACACATACTCGCCATCTTCGGTATCATCGTAGTCAAAGCTAATGCCTACACCATCAATGACATAAGAACCATTAACATTGTTGTTATAATTAACTACTAAATTTTCTACTTCAGCAAGTACTGGAACAGTACCTACTATAATTAACACACCGTTATCCACATCTACAGAAGGGTAGAATATACCACCTGCTTGAGAACGTGTACCAGCAGCAGTTACGTAACCCCAGTTAACAGACTCTTTAAGTCTTTGGGAAGTTTCTAGATTAGAAGATGCGTAAGTTACTCCAGGAGCGATACTGCCAGAGGGATCTAGTAAATCTGGGTCTTCTACAGATGTTATAATTTCTTGAGTTAAGAATACTCCAAGTTTAAGTTTTACGTTTGTAGGAATAGTAAAGGTTTGTTGAGCATATTTTCTAATGTCTTTATTTACATAAACAGCTCCAGCAGGAATTATTACCTCTCCCCCAGCTTTAACAACAGGAGATCCGCCAGAAACTATATCTCCTTCATGTAGGAGGATGTCTGCTAGTTTTTGACGTTTATAATCAATGGTATCCTGTAGTTCATTAGCTTCAGCAGCAGTTAAAAGCTTTTTAGGGTAATGTAAATGCTTAGTATAATCCTTATCAGGATCGAATAAGTTTTGATAATTTTGAGGGAAGTTTACCATGTGGTTATCTAGTTAGCTGAATCAGGAATGTGTCTGTGTAAAATGCTTCTGCTAACTTGTTTATAGTAGGAGCAGTCTTAGCTAAATACAGTGTACCTATATTTGTTATATCAGCAGGAAGTAAAAGCTCAGAAGCTATTTTCTCATAGGTAACAGAAACTATCTGTCCGCCTGTTATAGCTCCTGTAGGTAATCTCCAAACTTCTGAAGTTTCTGCATCTAAAATATAATCGGTTCCTGCTACATAAGTAGTAACTAAATTCTGTGATTTGACCACAACATTATTCGCAGTTTTATAACCATTTTGAATATCCGTATCAATGACTATCTTGCTAGTACTAAATGTCCTAGTAACTGTGTAAGAAGTCAGATCAGGTACTACAGAGAAGAATAATCCAGATTCTCTTATAGGAGTTCCTGTAAGCTCACCTTCAGGGAAAGTTACAGTCGCAATTAAAAATTCAGTAGGAGTTCCAGATATAGAATATTTAGTTCCGTTAATTAGGTACGACCCATTAACATTATCTATCACTGCGTAGGATAAAGAAGCTCTACGTCTACCTACCTCATTTACTAGTGCAGTTTGTACTGCTGTAACTAAGCCTATAGCTTTATAAACTACAGTTACAGTGGCGTTAGCTGCTATAGCTCCACCCACAACTCTAGTACAGATACCAGTCTCAGTGTCGAATAAAAAATCTATACCGCTAACATACTGTGTTGCTAGAGTATTTAATAAATAAAGTTTAACTTGATCTGCGTATGCGTTAGTAGGAAGTAAAGTGAATTGGTCTGCTACAAAAGTCTTGTTAACCTGAATCTCTGTATCCCAAGAAGAAGAACCACTACCGATCGCTAGATAAACACTTGAGCCTTTTTCTTTAAGGGCTTGAGCTTGGATTATTTTGGCTGAGTTAACTATTCTTTGATTAGGCACGGATTTATTACAGACAATATGTCTATCGTAATTATACTACACGAATCTAATGCTAAGGCGTTACTAGTTGAGCCTGCGACAAGAAGGACTCCTGAAGGTCACTCACATTAACTGCCTTAGAGAAATTAGGAATATCACTTACTGTTACAGCAGGTCTAGGGACATAAGTATTAACACCTACCCCTATACCAGAAGAAACCTCTCCTATAGGCCTTCTAAGTCCATTGAACATTAGAAGTTCGTCATCAAAGCCTACTTCTTTAGATACTCCTATACCAGAGGATGATTCAACTGTAGAGTATATGTCGCTTATAAATAAAGTAGAGCTGCCATAGTTAAGAAATAACCATAGTTTAAATTCTTCATCCCATACACCACCTGGCACATTTAAAATAGATCCGTTAAGCTCGGAGTTGATGTTTAACCCCATAGCAGGAATGTCACTGCCTGCCCATACTCTAGATAACGTAGCTCTGGCAGGTAAGCTAGCTCTGGTTAATTCAATTATGTTTCTTAGTTCGTCTCTGTCTTCTACTGGAGTTTGTAAATAAACTTCCACGTTAGTCCAGTGCCACGATTCACTATTCTCTATTAATAAGTCATTTCGGAATAGCCAAGTCATAGCTATGTCGAAAGCTAAAGGTGTGCCTTTATGCAGACTCCATTTTTGACCGTCTATTATTACTTGTCTAGGGTCTTGGATATATTTAGTCAAATCACCCAAACCTAAATCTTCTATAACTGCGGTCAATAGATTAGTCGGGATACTGCCGTAGCGAAAACCTCTTAAGGTTCTTATATAACTTATATTAGCTCTTAGATAATCATATATAGTATTAGCTAGATCAATTTCTAGCTGTGTAGAGTTTGGAGGTACTATTACAGTTCTTTCACTCATCTATTAATACCCACTTGTCGGAGCTAAAGTTAAGTTAATAGTTCCTAACTTAGCAAATCCTGTTTCTCCTACGATTACGTCACTTGCAGGCGATACTAACTGCACTTTATATACGGAAGAAGTACTTAAAGTTTTTATTAGCCAAGATAAAGTTATGTCTCTGCCGATGTCATTAATAGCGTTAAATGCAGTAGTTAGTATTCCTGGCAGATCATTAAATGCAGTAGCGGAAGCACCTTTAAGTAAAGTTATAGTAGCTGTTACGTTAACAGTGGAAGCTGTAGCTCCTACGACTTCTACTACATCGTTTATAGCTCTTATAGCTCTGCTGTTAAGATATGTACTCAAAGAGTTTTTTAATCCTGTAGAAGCAACTCCGTTATTATCTCTAGTTACGATAGACATAGTGAGTAAATTAGAATTAGCGTTAAGTTTTTCGATTCTAGCGGATCTTATATTTGCATCAAACTGAGTAGCAAAGTATTCATACTCTTCTGCTGTAGCAGCATTATTAGGAGGAGCATTTTTTATTCTTAAGCGGTAATCATCATCTGATTCATAAATAGCAGCAGTAGGAGGGCTATTATTAGGATCTGCTTCTTGGAGCAAAAGTCTGATAACTTGTTTATTAGCACCTATTAAATCTAACCATTGACCACTTGCAGTATCTACAAAGTTTTCTAGTATACCTAAATTTACTAAAGATTTTAAATCAGTTCCTAGACCAGCACAAATCGCAAGCATGTGCATCAAAGGATCTGCATCTGTAAAGTTAGTGTAGTTACTGCTCTTTTCTTTAAAGCTCTCTACTAACTGAGTATACTCAGTCGTAAAGTCTATATTTTCAATTAGTACTGGATCAGCCATTTCTTAATTTAACTCCTGCTAATGTAACAAATCTATTCTCAGGCACGAAGAATAGATTAATAGTAATATTCATAGTTCCACTTACAGCCTCAGACAGATCTACAGAGACAGACTCCACTAGGAAGTCGTATAGGTTTTTCTCTATATCTATAGCTACTTGGCTAGACACTAAAAGCTGCGTAGTGTCGTTTATTGGGAGGTCTAAAAGGTTAGGAAGATTACTTCCCCAAGACCTGTTATAGACTCTGCTCCCTAGAGGGGTAGATAATAAAGTATATATGTTCTGTAAACCAGTAACTAGCTCAGCACTGATAGCTCCGTCTTCTTGAATTATTTCGCCAGTGTTTCTATGAATAGCAGTCATTAAGGAACCATTAGAGTTACACCGTTAACTTGTAGCCCAGCCGAGCCTACAGTAACAGTAGTACCACCTGCAATAATTGTTGCACTGGAAGCACTTAACTCTACGGATGTATTACCTAAAGCTAACTTTCCTGAGTTTTCTTTGAGGGATAAACTAGCTCCTCCTGCTATACTTGCTTTAAATTCTTTATTAGGAAGATCGTAGAAAAGATTAAATCCATTATCCGAAAATACATGCCAGTCTTTTTTCCCTGTAGGATCTACAGACCCATTCATAATATAAGGTAAGGCAAAACCAGTGTTCAAAGTAGATCCCACACATAGGAATAACATAGTATCTCCTACTTTAGGTTTTTTATAGTCAGTTACTTTTGCAGATCCAGTCATTAGTACTGGGATCATTCCAGTTACATTCCCATCAGCTAAACCATTTTCCAGTTCTAGATTAACTCTCTTTCCGTTTGTGGATAACTCTCTTACTTTACCTACACGCAAGATATTAGTAAGCATGTTAGCAAGTTCACTGTTCACCATGTCTTGACTGAATAATCTATCCTCTGCGGTATCCTTATCAAGCACCATAACAGTCTCCTTGGACGTTTGTGTAATCCGTTTTATCCAGCCCATCCTCATCAAAATCAGGGTAAGTGGTTTGTGTGTGAGTGAATATATTTTGTATTGGGTAGTTATTTTCAGGTATAACTATGTTTAGATCTGACTTAATAACTGAAGGCATTTGCCAGTTTACCTGCCCCCATAAAACTTTATCTGTGAAGTCTAAATGGAAAGTACCAGTACAATATATTTTAGCTGCACGAGGCATAGAGGTAACGAAATAACCTATAAGACAGTTATATAATTGGTGGTAGCATCTCTCACGAAGATCCATAATGCTTCTACCGCCTATTTTAGATAAGTAGGTAACAGATAACGCAGCGTTAGCTGCTATGCCAGAACCGCTAAATACTTGAATAGTATTACTTATAGGGTTAAAGAAATAGTCTTTTTTATTTTTGTAAGTAACTGTATTGTTTGCATTTTTAACTACTACGCTAGATAGAAATTCCTGATAGTTATTACTTAGAGTAAATGCAGAATTACTTAGAGTGATAGCTCTATTAGTTACTTGAGTCTCTGTAGTTTTATTACGAGCTATAAATTCTACCGCTACTATAGTAGCAAAATTATAGTTAACTATCTGCTCAGAAGAGTTTCCTTGTAAAGGTACAAAGTCTCTAGGAGCTTCAGCTATAATGCAAAGAGGGTACGGAATACCTGCTGTCATCTCTCCATCATTTCCTCTTAAGGCAGCAAATTCTACCACTTCTAAGACATTATTGTTAAAGATAGGACAGTTAGTTCTTATTCTAGTTATTAATTCAGACCAAATACTCAATTCTGTATCCTCGCAAATATAGATTCTAACTGTTTCATGAAGAAGTGTTCCGCAGCACTTTCTATATTCCTATATATAGGCCTATTTAATTGATCGTCTAAAAATCCTGCATAGAAGGCATCTGGGCTAGTAGCCACTTGACCTGTTATCATCATAGGGGATGGTGTTATGCTGGTAGATAATCCATTAATAAGAGTTCCAGTAAGAACAGCAGGGCTTTCTCCAGGTGCAGAGGCTTGATGATCTACTCCTAGAATTTTATAGATATTACCAGTCTTTGGTTTACGCATATCTTCACGAGCTATCTTACGAGCGTACTCAGTAGATATAGCTACAGCCTTAATAATATCCCTGTAGAGGTTTTCGCCAGCCTCTTCCGTGAATCCGCTATTATCTATATGTGCTTTTATATTAATCATAGAAGAATCCTGGATTGTCTGGCATATTTACAGAGTCTATCTTTTGTACTGCTGCTATATCTATATCTGTAGTATCGTTTACTTCTATAGTAGCTAAGACTTGGAAGCCACGTTCTTTAGCAGATCTGTTATCCATTACTTGATGAACCATATACATTTTATCTCTGTATATAACGTAGTCTGATTTCTCCATGATTTCTACATCAGGAGCTTTACGAATACTAAAGTTAATCTGCAACTCTTTCAAGTAGGGTTCGGCAGTTCCAGTAGTAGCTATCTCAGCTATCTCGGTCTTTGCGTAACATTTACGTATTACTTGAAAAGTGCGATTAAATTCAGTGTTGGAGCCAGTAGTTTTCGGATCTAACTTAGCCCTAACTACAGTGATAGGGTTAGTAAGCTCAGAGACTTTTGGAACTTTAGTAAAGAGCCAACGCTCCCCAAAGGATGTCATCCGTAATACCTATAGTTCGCAGATGGTCTATACAGTTTAGTAGGTATAGGAGTATCTGCTTTATCATACATGTGTATGGCTAAAGACTTTATGTTACCTTGAACGATAGCAGGAATATTTTCTGTAGACCAGCCTATATCGCAGTATATTTCTAGATACTCTCTACCGTCAAACTTATACATATTACTATTCCATAGTTTAACGGTATTAGAAATATTATCGAAAGTATAATCCACAGTAAGCTGTAAAGTATCGTAAGTCCCATCGCCTTTAATAGCTCTAATTTCGCTAATAGTGTTTACAGGTATAGCTTGAAAGCTAAATCCTTTATTTAGCTCTAACTTATCAGGGTCTTCGTTAATATATCCCTGAGTAGCTAATCTAACTCTTTTAACGGCAGTGCATTTAGTTATAGGGAACTTAAGATATTTTTCTAGCTCAGAAATGCAAGAAGCTTCTAGATCAGCTAACATCTCATCGTGCTCACCCCAATCTATACGCAAAACAGATTTTAGCTCGCTTAAATCGAGTAAGCTAGTTACTTCTCTAGATAGAACTTTAAACATTAGTCTACTTTTGTTTCCTCAGTTTCTACAGTAGCTTCTTTATTTTCTTCTGGAGCTTGCTCTGCTTTAGCCTCTTCCTTAGCTTCTTCTGTAGCTTGCCCTTGTTTTGGTTTACCCCCACCCCTTGGCTTTGGTTTAGCTCCCATATCTCCAGCAAAATTACTTTTTACAGCTTCTTTTTCTGCTTCTTCTTGCTCATCCTCAACTAACTCAGTAACAGTTTTAGTAGTAAGTAATAGTCTCTCGATCTTAGGAGAGATAGCCATACCGCCAATAAAGGTTGTAGCTGTTACATATTTATTAGGGCTGTTTTTGAATTTCTCGTAAAGGTCTTTAGAGATTTCTACAGGAGTACCTTTAGTTAAAGTAATTCCTTCTACGGTTTGACTTTGGTCAATAGAGTAATTTAACTCTGCATAATATGTTTTAATTTTTTTTTCAATCATGTACTAATTATACTTCACTGTGCTATACTAAGAGTGTCTGTGATTAATTACTCCTTCGCAGGCGGTGAAATTGCTAATATTTAGATAGTCAAGTTGCTAGAGTTTCTTAGTTCAACTAACAACTTGGCTATCAAATAAAAAAGGTGCAGAGAGAACTCCACACCTTTTAGTAAACAGCGAGTTAAGAGAATTAAGATAGTGTTTGGTAAACAACACCTTTAAGCTCTTCCCAACCTAGACCGTAGTTAGCGTGAACAAATAGGTTTTGTCTATCTAAGTACTTGTCGTAGTCAGTTAAGAATCTCATAGATTCAGTGTGAGGAGCGAATATCATATTTTTAGGGTTAGTTAAGATGATTACTCCTTCAGGGATGAACTCATCACCGATAACAGGGATACCGTTAAGAGCAACTGGAGCTCTACCGTTATGGTAAGTGTCTCCAAGTGGAGTTAATCTCTTACCTAAAGCAGATCTTAGACGTAGTAAGTTTTTAGCAGACATGATGAAAGCCATATCTTCTGAAGCTGAGAAGTATTCAGATGCTAAACTAGTAAGCATAGCTTCTAGAACTTTCTCAATTACTGGATCTGAAATGTCAAACGCAGCATTTAATGTTACTGATCCTGCTGGATTTACTTGAGCAGTTACAGGGTTGTTAGCTGCTTGCTTAATCCAACCATCGAATTTTCTCATTACTGCTTGTTTGTTAGCGTTACCATCAACAAAAGCTGTATCAGCTAATAACAAGTTAGATAGGATGTTAGCAGATAGTTTTTTGTAGAATAGATCTTCATGTTTTTGGATCAGTAAAGCAGATCCACCGTTAATATCTCTCATAGCCTCATGCGTGATGAATGTAGCTGCTGAAATATCTTTTGGTGATAAATCTACATAACCGAAAGAAGATGTGCTATACTGACCAGTAGTAGGAGCAGTATTCTCAGTCTTAGCATAAAGAACCCAGTCATCAAATAAGATCTTAGGGATTCTGAAGTTAGGGCCGTTTAGGATCTCAGTTCTAACTACACTTAAAAGTGTTGGGCTAAGAACTAACTGAGATATGAAGTCTTGTTTAACTTCT